TGCGTCTGAGGGTGTGTACGGGTTCAGAAGTCGCCGCCGGTCGGCGCTTCACCACCGAGCGTGAGCCGCGATGGCCACCGGAGGAGTTCGCCATGCCAGGTCCAGCCCCGAAAGATCCAGCCCAGCGCCGTCGGCGCAACAAGCCGGCCGAGGTGCGGTCGCTGCCAGCCGGCGGCCGGTCCGCTCCGGCGCCCAGGTGGCCGCTGCCCGGTGAGTGTTCAGACCTGGAGTCGGAGATGTGGGGCCAGCTCTGGTCGTCGCCGCAGGCTGTGGCCTGGGAGTCGTTGGGGTGGACTCGGGTGGTTGCCCGCTACGCCCGGGTGGCCGTGAAGGCCGAGCTCGGTGTCGGTGGTGGGACGATCTTGGCGGAGTGTCGCCAGCTCGAGGACCGGCTGGGTCTGTCGCCGATGGCGATGAAGCGCCTGCAGTGGCAGGTTGAGGACCTGGACGAGCCGGTGGCGCTGGCGTCGGTGACGATGCCGGACCGCTGGAAGCGCACCGGGTCCTGATGTTCGTCCCGGCCTGGCCGGGTCAGGTGTGCTCGCTCGGCTACCAGGTCGGTCCGCTGATCGAGGGCGATCTGGGGATCGTGCTGACCGGCGAGCAGCAGGACCGGCTGATCGAGTACTACCGGGTCGATCCGGTGACGGGCTCCCGTGTGGTGCGTCGTGCCGCGGTGCGCCGGCCGAAGGGCGCCGGGAAGTCGCCGGAGGGTGCGTACTGCGGGTACGCCGAGCTGATCGGGCCGGTGTTGTTCGGCGGCTGGGACGCCGCCGGCCAGCCGGTTGGCGTGGCTCACCCTGATCCATGGGTGCAGTTCGCGGCGGTGTCGGAGGATCAGACCGACAACGTGGTGGTGTGGCTGTTCGACACCCTGAACGACCGCCCGGAGGTGTGCGAGGCCCGGGGCATCGATCTGGGTCGCACGAGGATCTACCTGCAGGGTCGGCCCGGTCGGATCGAGCCGGTGACGGCTTCGGCCGGTTCCCGTGAGGGCCAGCGGGTGACGTTCGCGGTGCTCGACCAGACCGAGTCGTGGTCGAAGGAGAACGGCGGGGTCCGCCTGGCCGGGACGATCCGCCGCAACGCAGCGAAGGTGTCCGGCTGGACGCTGGAGCTCCAGAACGCCCCGGGCCTCGGTGACGGGTCGGTCGCTGACCAGACGGCGAAGGCCTCGGAGCGCCGGACGGCGGGGGTGCTGTTCGACACCCGGGAGCCTCCCGGTGTCGACGGGCTCGACATGACCGATCCGGCCCAGCTGCGCCCGGCGCTCGAGTTCGCCTACGGCGAATCTGCGGCGTGGGTGGATCTGGACCGGCTGGTGGCCGAGATCCTCGACCCGGACACGGATCCTGCGGACGCGAAGCGCTACTACCTGAACACGGCGGCCCCGTCGAACGACTGGGCGTTCGACCGTGACCGCTGGGTGGGTCTCGGCGGGACCGGGCTGGTCCCGAAGGACGGCGAGCTGGTGGTGGCCGGGTTCGACGGCGCCCGCTACGACGATGCCACCGCCTTGGTGGCCTGCCATGTGGAGACCGGCAACGTGTGGACGGTGGGGGTGTGGGAACGCCCTGACCGCACCGAGGACTGGGAGGTCCCTGAGCTCGAGGTCGACGCCGCGGTGGCCGAGTTGTTCGACCGGTGGCGGGTGTGGCGCATGTACGCCGATCCGCCGTTCTGGGAGTCGACAGTGGCCGCCTGGGGCGGGAAGTACCGGGGCAGCGACCGCAAGCCGGCGGTGGTGCCGTGGTGGACGAACAGGTGGCGCCCGATCGGTGTCGCCTGCCGTGCGTTGGGGTCTGCGATCCGAGCCGGTGAGGTTCACCACCAGGTGGATGCCGGCGACGACGTGTTGACCCGGCACCTGCGCAACGCGGTGCGCCGCAACGTGAACGCCCGTGACGATGATGGCCGGCCGTTGTGGACGCTGGCGAAGTCGGCTCCTGGCCGCAAGATCGACGCCGCGATGGCGCTGGTCCTGGCGTGGGAGGCCCGCCGCGACGCGGTGGCCGCTGGCGTGAAGTCGAAGTCGAAGGCAGAGGCGTTCTTCCTGTGAAGGAGGTGGTGATCAGTGGACGAGACCCCTGGAACCGCCGCCTGGTGGCGGGACCGCCTTCTGCAAGCCCTCAACGTCCGGGCGCTCCAGGTGACCACCCTGGAGAATTACTACCTGGGTGAGCACCCACTCCCGAGCCCCCCGGGGAAGCTCGACCCCCGCGCCCATGTGGCCGCCCGCAATGCGTGGCGGGAGCTGACCCGGCTCGGCGTGACCAACTGGGTGAAGTTGGTGGCGGACGCCCCCGCTGAGCGGATGGCGGTGACCGGGTTCCGCTTCGGGGAGACGAAGGACGACGGGGCCGCGTGGCGGATCTGGCAGGCGAACCACCTGGACGCCGATCAGGCGCTGGTGCACGACAACGCCCTGCAGACCGGTTCCTCGGCGGTGATCGTGTGGCCCGGCGGTGGCGACGCCGAGCCGACGATCACCTGCGAGCACTCGGCCCAGGTGATCGTCGCCTACGAGCCTGGGTCTCGTCGTCGTCGTGCGGCCGCCCTGAAGTCGTGGGTCGACGATGACGGTCACCAGGTTGTGAACCTGTACCTGCCTGATGCGCTCTGGAAGTGGCGCACCGGTTCCACTCGGCCGGGCTACGGCCGAGCCACCGCCGGCGGGAACGCCTGGGTGCCTCGTGATGTAGACGGCGAGGACTGGCCCCTCCCGAACCCGCTCCAAGAGGTGCCGGTGGTGGAGTTCCGGGCGAACCCGTCGCTGCGCCCGTCGCTGTTCGGTGGTGGGACGGCCGAGTTCGAGTCCGTGCTGCCCATCCAGGACCGGATCAACAAGACGATCTTCGACCGGTTGGTCACCGCCGAGAACCAGGCGTTCCGGCAGAGGTGGGCGATCGGGTGGGACCCGCCTCGGGGGGAGGACGGCCTCCCCGATCCGAACGCCATGCTCAAGGCCTCCCAGTCGATGCTGATGACGTTCCCCGGCGACCCGACGGAGGTGAAGGTCGGCGAGTTCGCTCAGGCGGACTTCTCGGGGTTCCTCAAGGCGGTGGAGGGCGACGTGACGGCGATGGCCGCCATCTCCCAGACCCCGCCCTACTACCTGCTCGGGGCCATGGAGAACATCTCCGCCGACGGGATCGTGGCGACCGACGCCGGCCTGGTGGCCAAGACCCGACGCCACTGCGACCAGTTCGGTGAGTCGTGGGAGGAGGTGCTTCGCCTGGCCCTGAAGGCCAAGGGCGACCCCCGCGCCGACGACCCGTCCACCGCCGTGGTGTGGCGCAACATCGAGCAGCGCACGTGGGCTCAGACCGTGGATGCCCTGGTGAAGATGAAGGAGCTCGAGGTGCCGCGTGAGGAGCTGTGGTCCCGGCTCCCGAACGCAACACCCCAGGACGTGGCCCGCTGGCAGGCGTCCCAGGCCGCCGACTTCCTGCTCACTGCCGATCCGGCGGCTCCCGTTGCTGAGTGAGGCGCAGATGGTGGCCTTGACGGTCCGCTACCAGCGTCTGACTCGCCGCTACGCCGATGCCGCCGGCAGTGCCGTGACCCAGGCGTGGGATCGGCTCAACACGTTCGACGGCCCCGATGAGCTGGCCCGCCTGGCCCGCCCGGCGGTCACCACGTTGTCGTCGAGGGCGGCGGCTGCGACCCACGGCTACCTCGGCCTGCTGCTCGATGAGGGAATCACCGTTCCGCCGGTGCTGGCAGCCCCCGACTGGGACTCGGCGCTGATCGCGTTGCGCCGCTCACTGGCCGAGGGTCACGAGTGGGAGCAGGCGCTGATGTCTGGCCGGCTCCGCTCGGAGGCCGTCGGGTCGAACGCCGTGATCGGCTCCACCCGGCTCTCGTCGGAGATCGCCTCGGAGCGGGTCGTCGGGTGGCGGCGGATCCTGTCCGCCTCGTCGTGCACCTGGTGCCAGACGGTGGCCACGGGCCGCTACCTGACCGCCGAGTCCGCCCACTTCGGCCACGACCACTGCCACTGCACGGTTGCCCCGATCGTCGAGGCGGCGGACCCAGCCAGGGTCCTGAACGACCAGATCCAACCCGAGCCCAGCGCCGAGCGCTGAGCCGACCAACGGAGGCACGATGCCCCACAACCCCATGTCCCTCGCCCTGTCGCCCGTGGTGGGCCGCTACTTCCGGCCCGACGGCACGCTTGCCGTCGTGGTGCGTGGTGGTGCTGGCCCGGAGGACGCCCCCCCGGCGGGCCCGCCCCCGGTGGACCCGCCATCGGTCGAGCCCCCAGCTGGCCCGCCAACCGATCCGCCGGACCCCGCTGATCCGCCCGTCGATGACGATGAGCCCCTGGGCCCCGCCGGCAAGCGGGCGCTCGACGCCGAGCGTGCCGCCCACAAGGAAGCCCGCCGGAAGCTCAAGGAGGCCGAGGACGCCCTGGAGGCCGCTCGGGTTTCCCAGCTCGACGACCACGAGCGAGCCCTGGTTGAGGCCCGCCAGGCCGGTGAGGCCGAGGCGACCACCCGCCTGCAGTCGAAGTTGTTCTCGGTCGAGACCCGCGCCGCCGCCGTCACGAAGCTCTCCGATCCCACCCTGCTCTCCGATCCCGACGTGGCCCTGAAGCTGCTCGGGCTCGACCAGATCCCCGTCACTCCTGACGGCGACATCGACTCCGAGGCGATCTCGCAGGCGATCGACACCTTGGTCGAAGGACGCCCGTTCCTCGGCCTCTCCGGCGCGACGCCGAAGCCTCCCCCCGGTTCCGCCGACGGCGGACCCCAGGGCGGCACGCACAAGCCAGATGACCTCGACACGCAGATCGCCAAGGCCACCCAGGCTGGCGATGCGCGAGCGGTGATCGCCCTCAACAACCAGAAGCTCGCGGCGCTCGCCGCGAGCTAACCCCTCGACCCGCTCCGGGTCGTCACGAAAGGAGCCCGCCTCATGGCTGGCATCACTGGTCTCGGTACCAACTACAACCTGCCCAACTACACGGGCATCCTCTTCGGCCTCACCCGCGGGGAGACCCCGCTGTTCTCCGCCATCGGCGGGCTCACCGGTGGCCGTCAGACCACCTCCACCGAGTTCGAGTGGAGCACCTACGACCTGCGCAACGCCACCCAGCCCGAGGTGCTGGAGGGCGCGACCGCCCCCACCGCCCAGGGTCGAGTCCGCGCCAACGTCGCCAACGTGGTGCAGATCCACCAGGAGAAGGTGTCGGTCAGCTACTCGAAGCTCGCCGCCACCGGCCGCAAGGACGGGTCCAACAACGACCTGCCCAACAACGTGCCGGCCGAGCTCGACTGGCAGACCGAGCAGATGCTCAAGCAGATGGTCCGTGACGTGGAGTACTCGTTCCTCCTCGGCTCGTACCAGAAGCCGTCGAACAACAGCACGGGCCGCAAGACCCGGGGGCTGCTCTCGGCGATCACCTCCAACCTGCAGGCGAAGGCCACTTCGACGATCACGGGCCTGTCGGCCGCCACCGACACTGTGACCGAGACCTCCACGGCCCTGTCGAACGGTGACCAGATCATCTTCACCGACGTGGGCGCATCCACCACCCTGGTGGTGGGCCGGATCTACTACGTGGTGTCGAAGTCGACCAACGCCTTCAAGGTGGCGACCACCTCCGGTGGGTCGGCGATCACCATCGGCACCGCCACGGTCGCCTACCGGGTCCCGTGGACGACCACCCTGACCACCTCCCACGTGGACGACATCCTGCAGTTGGTGTGGGACAACGGTGGCATCACCGACCAGGAGACCGCGACGTTGATCGTGAACTCCTCGCAGAAGCGGGCGATCTCCGCCGCCTACGCCTCGGCGTACGGCAAGTTCGTGGAGACCTCCCGCACCGTCGGTGGCGTCGCCGTCGACCAGATCGTCACCGACTTCGGCGTGGTGAACGTGATGCTCAACCGGTTCATGCCGCAGGACTCCATCTGCGTCGGCACGCTCGCCGAGATGTCGCCGGTGTTCCTCGAGGTCCCGGAGAAGGGCCACTTCTTCGCCGAGCCGCTCGCCAAGACCGGCGCCTCCGAGGAGGTGCAGCTCTACGGCGAGGTCGGCCTGGAGTACGGGGCCGAGTCCCACCACGGCCTGGTCACCGGCCTCAACGTCTGAGCCGTGAACGAGTCCGAGGCCCTCAGCCGCCTGGAGCTCATGGTCGACTCCTCCGGCGACCCCGCGCTCACCTTCAGTGAGGTGGCCGGCGTGCTCGGACTCGCGAAGGTTCCAGACCACTTCGGGAACCTTCCCACCAACACCTCCGCCTCGTCGGCGTGGGAGTCGGACACCTCGTACCTGATCGGTGCGACGGTGACGGCCTCCACGCCGGCCGGGCGCTGGTGGACATGCATCACCCCCGGTGCCTCTGGTGCCACTGAGCCGACGTGGCCGAGCCTCGCCGGTCTGCCCCGTGGGCAGTCGACGGTGACGGACGGAACTGTCGTCTGGCTCGACGCCGGGTCCGAGTGGGCGCCGACGTGGGACCTCAACTACGCGGCGGAGCTCGGCTGGGAGATGAAGGCCGGTCGGGCCGCCGGTCGGTTCGACTTCACCACGGACGGGCAGACGTTCCGCCGTGGCCAGGTCATCACGAACTGCCAGCAGATGGCCGCCCGGTTCCGCCGCAAGCGCGCCAGCAATGCCCCGGTCGAACCACCGTCGCATCGATGAGAGTTCTCGCCGTGGTCCACATGGGCCCGCCGACGCACAACGCCGGCTCCGAGCTGATGCTCCACACCATGCTCCGCCACCTGGTGGATCGTGGCCACGAGTGCCGGGTCCTGGTGACCCGTGGGGCCGATCGGGTGCACCAGGGCGTCACCTACGTGACCTCCGAGGGCGTGAAGCGCCCGGACGGCATGCGGGCCGAGTCCGCTGCGTGGGCCGACGTGGTGGTCACCCATCTGGACCTGACCCGAGACGCGATGCGCCTGGCCAGGGCCGCCGGCAAGCCACTGGTGCACCTGGTGCACAACCACAACCAGCTGTCCTTCCACGGCGTCACGGCGAAGTCGTGCGATCTGGCCGTGATGAACAGCCGGTGGTTGGCCGAGCGCCTGGACTGGCGGGGCCCGCAGATCATCGTGCGCCCGCCGGTGCACCAGGACGACTACCGCACCACCTCCGGCGACCACGTGGCGATGGTGAACCTCACGGCCTCGAAGGGCTGCGAGGTGTTCTACGAGATGGCCCGCCGCCGCCGGTCCGACCGGTTCCTCGGCGTGCTCGGCGCCTACGGCCACCAGCTGGTCCGCCAGATCCCCAACGTGGAGGTCACCGGGCACACCGGCGACATGCGGGACGACGTGTACGCCCGCACCCGGGTGCTGCTCATGCCGTCCGACTACGAGTCGTGGGGCCGGGTCGGCGTGGAAGCCATGGCGTCGGGGATCCCGGTGATCGCCCACCCGACCGACGGCCTGCGCGAGTCGCTCGGCACGGCCGGGATCTTCTGTGACCGGGATGACCTCGACGCCTGGGAGCGGGCGCTGGCCGATCTGGACGACCCCGACCGCTACGCCCTGGCCTCGGCCGCCGCTCTGGCCCGGGCCGCAGAGGTCGACGAGTTGACCCGCACCGATCTGGCCGGCTGGGAGTCGGCCCTTCACCGCCTGGTCGCCTGATGCCAACGTCATCCCTGGACGTGTGGCCCCGCCTACTCCACCTGTGCTGGCAGGTGAACCCGCGCCGGATCCTCGACGTGGGCCCCGGCCACGGCAAGGCGGGGATCCTGCTCCGCGAGTACATCGGCACGGTGGCCCGTGGGACCGGCCCGATCGAACGGGTCGATGCGATCGAGGCCGAGCCCCGCTACCCGGCTGCGTTCCCGTGGCTACGGGCCGTCTACGACGACCTGCACCACGGCGACATCGTGGCGCAGGGCAAGGCGATGCTCAGCTTCTACGACCTGGTGCTGTTCGCTGATTCGCTCGAGCACATCGACAAGGCGGACGCCCTGGCACTGCTCGACCGGATCCCCGGGCGGGTGGTGCTGTCCACGCCGGTGGAGTTCTTCCAGAACCCCGAGGCCGACGAGTGGCCGACCGAGGCGCACAGGTCGCACTGGCACGCCCGCGACTTCCCAGGCCGGGTGGAGCACGTCGAAGAACTGCACGGTGCGCTGCTGGTGCGCCTGGCCCCGAGGGAGGTGGCGTGATGTTGACGACTGACGAGCTCGACGGCATGCGCACCACGTCCGCGTTGGCGCTGCCCGCCACCTGCGCGGTGACCCGCCCGTCGGGTGACCACACCTTGGACACGGCCACGGGCCTGCTGGAGGATCCGGCGCCGCTGGCGGTGTGGTCGGGTGCGTGCCGGGTGCGGTCGCTGAACACGCAGGGCCGGGACGGCGAGGTCGGGGCCCTGCACGAGACCATGGGCCGCTACGTGGTGACCTTGCCGCACGACGCCGACGGGATCGAGGTCGACGACTTCCTGGCCGTGGTGACGGGCACGGACGACGAGCTGGTGGGTCGCCCGTTGCGGGTGGTCGACGTGGGCTGGTCGGAGTGGCGGATCGATCGCCGGCTGGTGGTCGAGGATCTACAGCAGCCGCGAGTGGTGGCGTGATGGCGGTCGAGTTCGACCTGTCGGAGGTCGGCGGGATCGCCCAACTGATCCTCCTGTCTCCGAAACAGGCCAACCAGGCCGCCGGGGATGCCGGGGTGAAGATCGGTGCAGAGGTGAAGCGCCGGGCCCAGCAGGCCGCCCCGAAGGACCGGCCCTGGCTGGCTCGTTCGGGCGTCCGGGTGCGGACCTGGCGGTTCGCTGACGGGTCGCATACCGACGTGTACACGACGGCCGACGACGAGGGCCGCCCGGTCGGGTTCTTCGTGGAGTACGGGACGGCTGGCACCCCGCCGGACCCGTTCCTGTCGTCGCAGATGGTGTGGGCCGCGGACGCCTACCACGAGCTGGTGATGGCGAACCTCGAACCGTTGGAGGGTAAGGCGTGACCCTCGCTGACCCTCGCACCCACGACGACGCCCTGGTGGCCGCCCTGGTGGCCGCTGACCTCGTGGTGGGCGACGGCGGCGACCCGACGGACCCGTTCGGCTGGCAGGGCGCGCCCGGCTCGTCGCAGTTCCAGCCCTACGTGATCGCCTACCCGCTGACCCAGACGTTCGACGGTGGCCTCGGCTGCTCCGACTCCGACTCGGACCTCTCCTGGCAGGTGACCTGCGTCGGCTCCACCCGCGAGCAGTGCGACTGGGTGCGCCACGAGGTGAACACCGCGCTGATCGGCCAGGCGCTCACCGTGTCGGGCCGCTCGGTCGCCCGGGTCCGGGCCGATGGCGGCGCCGGCACCCGCCGCGACGACACCACCCAGCCGCCCCTGTTCATCGCCACGCCGCGCTACGCGGCCCTGTCCGTAGGAGCTTGACCGTGCCCCGAGTGAAGATGCACCACCCCGACGTCGGGGAGATGGAGTGCTCCGAGACCGCCGTGGCGATCCACCAGCGGACCGGCTGGATCCCAGCCGAAGGGGTGCGCTCCATGCGCGTCCCTGCCGCCGACGGCTCGACGCTCACCACGGGAACCGTGTTCCCACCCGAGACCTTCGACGACGAGCCGGACTCGCCCGTCGATGACGCCGACGCGCCCGAGGCCGAGGCAGACACCACCAACCGCGCCCGCAAGGGCACCACCCCCAAGGAGGCCTGACCATGGCCACGAAGTACCCATTCGAAGAGCACACCCGCGTGACCTGGGCCCCCACCGTCACCCACCTGGCGCAGCCGAACACCGTCGAGCTGAACGCCGGCACGCTCCTGACGTGCCACCTCACCAAGGACGGCCTGAACCCGGGCGGTTCCACCAACGGCATCGACTCGGGGGCCCTGTGCTCGCGCATCGACGGCCAGGTGGCCGGCTCGGTGAGCTTCAGCGCCACCCTCAAGTTCTTCCGCTACGAGCAGGGCGACGACGACGCCTGGGACCTCGTGAACTGGGGTGACGCCGGCTACCTCGTGATCCGCCGGGGTCTCGCCTACGACACCATCTGGGGTGTCGGCCAGGCCGTCGAGGTCTACAAGGCCCAGTTCGGTGAGCCGGTCGTCGCCAGCTCCGCCGCGAACACGCTCACCACCTTCGAGGTGTCGCTGTTCGTGGAGGACGCTGAGCAGAAGGCCACCGTCGGTGCCAGTTCCTGATCTGGACGCCTTCCTCGACGGGTACGAGTTGCCCGTCGAGGAGGTGCCGATCTGCGGCAGGGCCGGCCTGGTGGCCGACCACGCCAGAGCGGAAGCTGCGGTCCTCGCCGCCCGGGCCGATGCCGGTCTGGGCGGCGAGACGCAGGAGCTGCTCGACAACCTCGCCGCCATCGAAGCGGAGATCGAGGCGTCGGTGATCGTGTTCCGGGTCACTGCCGTGTCGCAGCGCCGGTGGGCGGATCTGCTCGCCGCTCACCCGCCGACGAGCGATGGCCGCAAGAAGGGCATGCGCTACAACCCCGAGTCGTTCGACCCCGCCGCCCTGGTGGCGTGCGCGGTGGAGCCGGTGGTCACGTCGGAGCAGGCCGCTCGCCTGCGGGACACGTTGCCGACGGTGGAGTGGGCCAGGCTGATGCTGGCGGTGCTCACGGTGAACCAGGAGGCGACGGCGCCCCCAAAATCGCTGCTGCTCTCCGCTCTTCACCTCACGAGCGAGACCTCCTCGACTACGCCGCCCAGCGGGGACTTCCTCGATCAGGGTTCCTTGGGCGCCAGCGGCGAGCAGTAACGGACCACATCTACGACGACGCCGGCCGCATGGTGCAGTCGGTGACGACGTTCGACGCCGAGTGGACCGACGACGACATCGCCTCGGCACTCGGCTGGCAGGACTACCAGCGGAGTCTGTGCACCGGGTGCAAGCACCCGAAGGAAGAGACGTTCCAGAAGGACAAGGCGAACGCGTACGACGCGGAGCCGGTGGCCTGCCACGCCTGCCAGGCCCGTGATCGGGCGGTGAAGGCATACCGCCACGACAAGGGCGACGAGGACGGCGTGTTCTGGGTCGTCCACGACCGGGAGGAGGGGTGAGACCATGAGCGACAAGGTGGCGCTGGTCCGACTCCGGGCCAACAACTCCCAGTACGACCGGGCGATGCGGGACTCCGCGAAGCTCACCGGGGATCTGCAGCGCGGGCTCGGCCGGTTCGACTCGTCGAAGCTCGACGAGCTCGGGTCGAAGCTGACCCGCAACGTGACCCTCCCGCTGGCGGCGCTCGGTGGGTTCGCGGTGAAGGCCGCAGGCACCTTCGATTCGGTGTTCACCAAGATGCAGACCTTGGCCGGGGTCACCGCCGGCGAGGTCGACGGGCTGAAGGAGTCGATCTTCGCTCTGTCCGGCGAGACCGGCCGGGCCCCGGCGGAGCTGGCCGAGGCCATGTACTTCCTGCGGTCGTCGGGCCTCGACGCGGCCGAGTCGATGGAGGCCCTGGAGGCCTCCGCCAAGGCGTCCGCCGCGGGGCTCGGTTCCACCGCCGTGGTGGCCGACGCGGTGTCGTCCGCGATGAACGCCTACGCCGCGGCCGGACTGACCGCGGCAGAGGCCACGGACGTGCTGATCGCCACGGCTCGGGCCGGCAAGGCCGAGCCGGAGCAGTTGGCCCAGTCGCTGGGTCGGGTGCTGCCCTTGGCGTCGGAGCTGGGCGTGACCTTCCAGGACGTGGGTGGCTCCATCGCTGCCCTGTCCCTGTCGGGTAACGACGCAGCGCAGGCCAGCACGCTCCTAACGAACGTGCTTTCCAAGATCCTGAAGCCGTCGAAGCAAGGCGCCGACGCCCTCGCCGACGTTGGCCTTTCGGCCGAGAAGTTGCGCGGGATGATCGCCGACAAGGGCCTGTTGGGCACCTTGCAGGAACTGCGCGAGAAGCTGGGCACGTCGGGGTTCGTCAAGCTGTTCGAGGACGCGCAGGCCGTCCAGGGTGTGCTTGCTCTGACCGGGCAGAACGCCGACCAGGTGGCCAAGGCGTTCGACGAGGTGAACAACTCGGCGGGTGGCACGGAATCGGCGTTCGCTACGTGGGCCGATTCGATGGGCGCGAAGAACTCTAAGGCGTTCGCCGATCTGCAGGTGGCGCTGATCGAGTTCGGCGAGAAGCTGGCGCCGCTCGCCGCCGACCTGTTGACGTTCGCTGCGAGTGTGGCGACGGCGTTCAGCAACCTGCCGGAGCCGATGCAAAAGGGCATCCTGGCGATTACCGGGCTGACCGTGGCCATGGGTCCGTTCCTGAAGATGGGCGCGGCCGGCATCGATGTGGCGCAGGGTCTGGCGAAGGCGTGGAACTCGAAGGCGTTGGAGTCGTTCCGGCTTGGGCTGATGGGTGTCTCCGAGGCCGGCGGCGGTGCCACCAACAAGATGGGCGCCTTCGTGAGCGCGGTCGCTGGTTCGCCGGCCGCCCTGGGTGCGGCTGCGGGTGCGGTGGCGATGCTCACCGCCGTGCTGTCGATCAACGCCGAGATGGCGGCGACCGCGAAGCGCAACGTCGACCTGTTGCTCTCGGGAGGCCAGTCGGCCGAGGCGCAGTTGCGCTCGACGCTGGCCGCCACGGTCTCCGGGATGGACGGCGGGTTCGACCTGTCGAACTCGGGCGCTGCGTTCCGGGAGTGGATCGAGGAGACCGGCACGTCGGCGGACGAGCTCTACAAGATCCTGACCGGGGGCCAGAAGGAGTTCGACGCGCTCCTCGCAGGCATGAAGGACAAGGGCGACATCTTCGCCGCCGACGACCTCTCGGACATGCGCGATGCGTTCGGGGACGCCACGGCGAAGGCCCAGGCGCACGCCCAGGCCGAGAAGGAGCTCGGCATCGAGGCCGACGCCACGGCCGGCGCCATCGATGGCCTGGCCACGGAGCAGGACTTCGCCAGCGAGTCGGCCGACCGGATGGCTCAGGCTGAGAGTGACGTGACCTCCGCACTCGACTCGCAGCGCTCGGCCGCCGACGCCGTGGCCTCCGCTCAGGCCAGCGCCGCTCAGGCCCGAAAGGGTGTGGTCGACGCCGAGCGTGCCGTGGGCGAGGCCCGCAAGGGCGTGGAGCAGGCCACCCGTGGGGTCACCGACGCCGAGCGGGGCATGGCCGATGCCCAGCGCTCCGCTGCCGACGCCTCCGCCGAGCTGGCCGAGGCCCTGCACGACCAGCAGTGGGGCTCGGAGGCCTTGGAGGACGCCAACCTCGGCGTGGTCGACGCAGAGAAGGCGCTGGCCGCCGCCCAGCGCGAATCCAAGGACGCCCAGGATGCGCTGAACGACGCCCGGGCCACCGCCGCCGAGCGGCTGCGTGACCTGGAAGAGGCGGTCGGGGACTCGGCCATGGACGAGGAGGGCGCACGGATCGCCCTCGCTCGGGCCCAGGAGCGCAAGGCGGGGCTGGGCGCGGATGGCGAAGAGGTGTCGGGCCTGGACCGCCGGGAGGCTGCCCTGGCCGTGGCCGAGGCGCAGGACCGGCTGCAGGACGTGCTGGCCCGCAACGCCGAGATGGAGGCCGAGCTGGCCGACGCCCGCAAGAAGGGTGTCGAAGGCTCCGAGGAGTACCTGGCTGCCCAGGAGCGGATCACCGAGGCGGCCGAGGGCGAGAAGCAAGCCAAGGACGATCTGACCACCGCACAGGAGCGGGTGGCCGAGGTCCACGAGGAGATGGCGCTCCGGGTCGAGGAGGCCCAGCGCAAGGTCGAAGAGGCGAACCTGCGAGTGCAGGACGCCGCCCTGCGGGTGCGTGACGCCGTGGACCAGGTGGGCGAGGCGCAGCAGCGGGTGACCGACGCCACCGGTGCTGTGGTCGAAGCCCGGGGCAAGGTCGAAGAGGCCGAGCGCGGCGTCATGGAAGCGATGGTCGAAGAGGCCCTCGCTGCGTTCATCCTCGAGGAGCAGCTGAAGCGCAACGACGAGGCACTGCGGACCCAGATCGAACGCTACGACGCGCTGGCCGCCACCTTGGAGCCCGGCTCGGCGCTGCGGACCCGGATTGAGGAACTGCGGGACGAGCTGATCGCCCTGGAAGGCCAGTACAACGTGACGGTCGCGGTGGCCGTGCAGTCTGGGCTGGCCGAGGCCGGCGACGCCGTGGCGCAGGGGATCCTCGATGCCCTCGATGCGACCCGTCGCGCTGGCGGCGGCGACGTGCAGGCCGGAGGGTCCTACCTCGTCGGTGACCGCACCGGCATGGCCAACGCCGAGGTGTTCACGCCCGGCCACACCGGCCGGCTCACGCCGCTGCGCGAGTACCAGCACATGACCGCGTCGTCGGACGTGCGGCCGGTCACCCCGATGCCCTCCGTCGGCGGGGGCAGGGTCGAGAAGGGAGCGGTCAAGGTGGATGTCCACGCAAACCAGCACGCCACCCCGGAGTACATCGGTGAAGCCGCCGGCCAGATGGTGGCGGCCAAGTTGCTCGTGATGGCGGCGCACTGATGCCCGCCGGTGACCTGATCGAGGCCGACACCTCCGGCATGCCGTACCTGGCCGAGCTCGAGGGGTACCTGCTCGGTGACCGGAACCCGTGGAAGCTGACCGAGTTCGCCGGGCTGGGGAGCGTGGCCAACGATGGCGACAAGGTGCCGCGGTCGTTCACCCCGGGGCTGGCCTCGGGGCTGCACGTGGCCCAGGCGGGCGGGATCGTGTTCTCGGCGTTGTCGCTGGGGTGCACCGACGCAGCCGGGATGGAGGAGGCGATCTTCGACGTGGAGACCGCCTGGGCGATCGCCACCGCCACTCGTGACCCGTTGGAGCTCCACCTGCTGGTGCCGTTCCGTGGGCACGTGTCGGTGCTGGGTTGGCCGGAGCAGGCCGAGGTGACCCGGATCCTTCCGGCGAACGGGCAGGCGTCGGTGGTGTGCACGTTCCAGAGGGTCGACGTGACGGTGACGCCGTACGTGGGCGGGGGTTCCTAATGGCGATAACGACGGTGTTCTACGCGCAGGGGATCGCCCGGCTCAACGCCACGGGCTGGGACGCCAGGGCCGACGATGAGCTGTTGTTGATCGAGTACGGGACGGGCTGGACGTTCGACGAGGATCACGTCTCGCTGACCTCCCTGACCCTCGGCACCACGGAGTTGACGGCTGCGAACTACACGCGCAAGCCGCTGGTGTCGGGCACCCCGGCGTGGTCGGCTGGCCGCTGGTCGCTGCCCACCTCATCGGTGGTGTGGACCTCGCTCGGCACCGCCGAGGGCATCCACGCGGTGATCGGCTACCAGGCCGGCGTGAACGATGCCTCGTCAGTGCCGCTGTTCGCGGTGTACGACCCCGTGCCGCCTGCGATCGCCACCCTGGACGGGTCGGACCTGACCGTGACCTTGGACCTCGGGGCCTCGGGCTAGTGGCTGTAACGATCACCGCCCCCGCGGCGGACATCGTCCTGGACGGTGGCACACCGCGTCTGTCGACCTCTGCGGTGTCGGTGCCGGGGCTCGAAGTGTGGATCTGCGAGATCACTAACGGTGTGTCGACCCGGGTGGTGCAGGTGCCGGAAGCGGCCATCCTCGGATGCACCTACACGGAGCGGGACGGCAAGGTCCCGCAGTCCGATGCGACCCTGACCGTGGACCGCAACTGGCTGTTGGACGACGAGGATCCGGCGTCGTGGCTGGTGGCCGAACTGCTGCGGGTTGAGCGTGAGATCCAGATCGTGCACGCGAACCGTGTCCGGTTCTGGGGTCCGATCCTCACCGTGAACCGTAAGCCGGGGAAGGCTGAGACGGTCGTGACGGCGACGGGATGCGAGTGGTACCTGTCCCGTGCGCTCATGCGGGACCCGGTGAACCTCGGCCCGAACCTGCTGATCTCTGCGACCAGCTTCTTCGACCGGTTCGACGACGGGCTCGACAACTGGACGATCACCGCCCCCACCCCGGTGACCGACTCGGTGCACGAAGAAACCGGGACGTACTGCATCGACCTCGATGGCGGGTCGATCGCCCAGTACCAGACGACGACGGGCCGTGTCGGCTGGCGCCTGTCGGCCCGGGTGTGGATCGACACCGCGGTGACGGACGCTACAGAGATCTTGATCGCGGACGTGGACTACGCGCTCGGCTCCGGCGGTCAGCCGCTCCCTGCGGTGCGCCGTGCGGTCACCGCTGAGGGTGTGCCCCGCGACTCGTGGCAGACCATCGTGATCGACTGGGAAGTGATGGGCGACCAGCTCGTCACCCGCGTGATGACGGTCACCCTGTCGGCGTTGGGTGCCGGTGCGGGCGAGGTGCTGGTCGACTCGGTTTCCATGCTGCCGTCGATCACAAACTTCGCCGGGATCATCCAAGGGCACTACGCCCTTGACACGCACGCTGCGGCGTGGGAAGAGATCATCGGCCGGGTGCGCCCGCACGCCATCCTCGGCACGTCCGACACCGGCAACGGGCCGGTGGGCCGGGACTGGGCGCGGCCCGACGTGTGGGCCTCTGAGGCTGCCCGCCAGTTGACAGAGGCGGGCGGCTGTGAGGTCGAGATGATGCTCTCGCTCACGACCCGTGTGGCTGCGCTGCGGATCCCCGAGCGGGGCACGGAGCACAGTTCGGGGAGCCTGACCCTGTCGTTCACGGCCGGGAACATCGTCACCGCTGAGGCGTGGCAGTCGGGCACTACCACCCCGACAACGGAATGGATCATCGCGGACGACGCGGGCCGCACCGGTTCGTACCGGGATGCCACCTTGTACGGGGGTCTGCTGTTGCAGGAGTGGATTGCGGCCCCGACGGGCACGCCCCCGGATCGCCTGGATGAGCGGGCCGAGGAGATGGCGATCGAGGAGGCGAACGCCCTCACCGAACAGTGGTCGCTGGGGTTGGCCTGGTCGTTGCTGAACACGGTCCGGGCCGGGGATCGGGTGTGGGTCGACCTGGTCGACGGGCCCGACGCCTATGAGGGCTGGGTGAACGTGGACACGGTCGCGGTGGACACGGTGGCTGCGACCGTCAACGTCGAGGTGTCGAGGTGGGATCCGTGAGCGGCCAGTGGGAGTACGCCCGGATTCTGACCCGCATTGAGTCGCGGGTCACGTCGGTGGAGCGCCGGCTCCGGGACGCCATCGGCTCAGCCATCAAGTTCTTCATCGACCTCGAGGACGTGAAGGCCCGCACCGAGGAGCACGGTACGCCGTTGACCACCGGGGACACCTGGGGGATCAACACAGACGGTGAGTGGGACATCATCACGCCTCCGGGCCTGACGGGCGGGTACGCGTCGATCCGGCTCTCGGGGTACTGGGATGGCATCGCCGGTTCGGTGACCCCTGACGGCGAGTGGGCTGCGTTCACGACGGGTCTGGATCTGAACCCTGCGCTGGCGTCGGGTGGCCTGTACGCGGTGGCGATCACCGAACCCGGTGTGTACCAGGTCCACGGGTCGGTGGAAGCGGACTCGGGCGAGATCGAGGTCCAGATCTTCTCGACGGATTCGTCTGGTGGCTGGCAGATCGAGGGCGACGACCCGGCGCGGTGCATCACGAACGTGGTTCACGATCAAGGGCTGTTGTACGCGTCGGCGTCGGGGCTGTTTGCGATGCAGCCGGGCGGGATCATCGAGATCACGACGGACGCGGCGGGGATTCTGTCGCTGTCGGTGGCGTGGGTGCATCCGCTGGCCGTCGTTGACGGCACGTGCGGCGACTGACCATCCCAATGCAGGTCTATAGGAGGAACGGATGACGACGATCACACGCGTTCGGGGCGATGACTGGTCGATCCCTGGCGCCATCGCGGATGGCGGTACGGCGGTGAACCTCACCGGCGCCACGGTCACGAGCAAGCTGCGCCGAAACTACGCATCGACGGCGGCCACGTCGTTCACGG